GTAAAACCCGGAGAAGACCGAGGCGTTGATCGGCAGGTTTGAACCGAAGTTGCCAGTAGTGGCTTCCCAGTTCGTGATGATGTCCTCCCAGTTGGAGGAGATACTGTTGCCAGCGAGCGAGACCGATCCAAGACGCGTGACGAGATTGCCGAAGTCATCGTAGTCCATGTTGATGGCCGACTCCATGCTGGTCGCAGGAATGGCATCAGGACGAGTGGCAGAGATGACTCCGGTGCTGAACCCAGTGCTTCCATCCAGAAGCATCTGATCGTCGAGCGCGTCTGTGGATTGGAATGGCATTACAGGATGTCCTGGAAGGTGTAATCGTAGAGGCTATCCGGGATGATGCGGCTGATCTGCTGCTGCTGGCCGCGTTCCATGTCCTTCATGATGCTGACCTGAGCAGCACCCTCTTGGAACTTGGCCTGCGCTTTCCCGTACTGGCGGGAGTATTCGAGGAGATCTCCTTCAGTGTAGGCCATCAGTGCATTCTCAACACCACGAAGCTCGAAGTTCGTGTCATTGATGATGGCCTGCTCCTCGCCGTACTGTCTCATTTGAGACTGCTTCTTTCCGAGGATGAAGAGCGTCCCGTTCGCGTTGGGCGTGGGAACGAGCTTGATGCGAGGGACACCGGCCTGTCCGTAAGCACCACCAATGAGCCGAGCCCAGTTGACGAAGTTACCCGGAGTGGACTTGCGGGAATCGACGTTGTTCCAGGTATTGGGATCGAGTTGGAAGAACGATACCCATTCCGCGGCGGGAACCTCGATGCCATCGGTGTCGCCGGTGATCGTGAAGCGAGTGGCGACCGGGAAGTCGAGGAACGTATTGTAACCGGTTCCGGAGGCGTAGCTAGCCGTGACGTAATCGGACAGGACAACGATTTCTTGGCCGTCCGTAACGCTGGTGGATATGACACCGAGGGTGTCGTTCCAGAGGCACGAATCCCAGATCATGGAGTAGCGGCGGATGCAGAACTTCTTAGCGAGCGCGAGTGTGGTCGCGTCCGTGAATGAGAGTTTGTCGCAAGCCGCTTGGGCTACTTCGGATGGTTTCATGCGAAGAATTCCTGGAGCGTCATCGAGGAACAGGTGGTGAAGCTCGATCCACCGTTCACAGCGTAGTTCATGTAGACATTGGTGGGTGAAAGCGGGCTGAAGATGTGGACCTTGTAGGTTACAGCCGATCCAGTCGCGGGAGAATCAAGGAACTCGATCTTCGTGTTGTTTATCGCGTTAACTTCTCCGTCCTCGTAACTTCCTGAAGCTATGCCCTGTTGGCCAGCACCAATGGAGTTTCCGATTTGAGTTCCGTTCCGAGTAATCCTGAACAACACATACTGAGATGCATTGGTTATACAGGAATAATTGAGAACGATGCTGATGAGAACCTTCGAGGAAGATGATCTAGGGGTGATTGTGGTCGTTACTGTCGTGATCTCGGTTCCGGGACCTGTGGTGGCTCCGATGAACGTGATTCTGTCGTTGCCAACCGTCTGCACACACTGAGGCGCATTGGAAGCGGTGATACCTAGCGCACTAGCTGCGACTGTGCGGACCTTGCTGGAGTCGCTAGCGTCCGTGATCAGCACCTTATCGTTGGCCAGATCAACCGTGACCGTGGTCGCGTTGGGCAGCGTGATGTTGTTGGCGTTGACCGTCAGCAGATCGCCAGCCGCATTTCCGATGGTGGTGTCACCGTTGGAAATGAGGTTGCCGCTCAGCGTAGTGACCCCGGTCACATCGAGCGTCGATGAGAGCGTGGTGGCACCGCTCACTCCCAGCGTAGACAGGCTTGTCGCGCCAGTGACGCCAAGGGTTCCTGCGACCGCAGTATTACCGCTCGCTGCCGTGACGTTGAACTTGTTGGTAGCAACAGCGAGATCACCAGCAACGCCAAGAGTACCAGCAACGGCTGTGTTTCCGGAGGACGCAGTGACATTGAACTTGTTGGTGTTGACCGCGAAGTCTCCGGTGCATGACAGCGTTCCAGGAACCGAGAGATTGCCAGAGAGCGTGGTGGCACCGGTGACGCTCAGGTTTCCGCCTACAGCGAGGTTTCCGGCGAGGCTGTTGTTCTGACCTGATTGAGTCTGGGAGATCGCTCCGAACGAGCTAATCGTGCCTGCGCTCGTGGCGATGTTTCCAGCCGTGGCCAACGAACCAACGGTGGCTGCACCGGTGATCGAGGCAGCACCTGATGCGCTGATGTTTCCGCTCGTGAAGTTCGCGGTGAACTTGCTCGTGCCAACGCTGAAATCGTTGGTGATGTTGACCGCGTTGCTTGAGAGCTGAAGTGGCGAGTCATTGCCGCCGCCATCGCCCACGGACTTGAGCGTGGAAGTGATCGCCGCGTTGTCAGAAGTCTTGAGTAGGCCAGTGTATGTCGATGCGACCGTGCTGCCTGTGAGTGGAGTTCCCATATCAGTTCTTCGGAAGTGCGTACCATCCCGCTGGCAGGACCACCGTGGATGGGCCTACAAGCTTCTTGTTTGAATCGAAAGCGTAGACGCGAGCCTTAACAGGTGCGGCTAGCATCACCGGATCACCGGAAGGGACCAGGACCACCTTGGTCATCTGGCAACCGAGGAAGGTCGGCAATGCGCCCAGCCATATCAGCTTTGAGATCTTTGGGCGCATTGCCGTGTTGAACTTCGGTTGGTGGTGTTTCCCTGAGCCAATCAAGGATGGCCTTGAGTATCTGGTAGATCCAGTTCACTCGGCCTTCTTCTCGGCGTCCTTGGCCATGATCAGGCCGAAACCAGCGGAGATCGCGGCGACGGTAGTCGTGATGTCCAGGTTGGTGGACGGATCGCCATCGAACAGAGCTTTGAGTGCGCCGCCGACAGCGACGAGAATGGCTCCGATACCGGCGATAGTGGTCTTGGTGTTTTTCATTTCTTGAGAGCTTTCCATAACCCGACTGCGGCGGCTAGAAAAGCCAACACAGCGGCTCCGAACTGGAACCACTGTGTTAGCTGCGGAAGAAGCGACACAATCCCGGCGGCGGTAGCGGTGGCCAACGAGATGGCGACACCGTTCGTAGATCCATCGGAATTGTGCTGCATGGCTTACTCAGGCTTCGGTTGAGCAGCGTTGATGATGATCTCAGCGAGCGGAAGGCCGACCTTTGCGTTTGCGATGCCACCGGCCTTAACCGCGATGTCGATGAGTTGCAGCAGGTTGTTGGCCTGCTCCGTAGTGAGTTCGATCTTAACCATATCAGGCGGGAGTTTGAACCACGGTATCCTCGACCGCAATCACCAACGGATCGGGTTCAGCCCACGGCAGCGGCAGCACCACAACCGGCGGGTTGATCTGCGCTTCGATCTGCGCGGTGACGTTGGCTTCGATGGCGGTCTTATCGACTCCGTTGGCGAAGCACCAGTCCAGCACCTGCTGCTCGGTCAGTTCGTTGTACGGCGTGAAGCTACCAGTCGGCGGCGCGAAGCTACAGGAGCCGTAGCAGGTGCCGCTGTAGCTGTCCTGCGAGCCATTGCATCGCCAGTCGGCGGTGATGACGACATCGGTGTTGGGGCCTTCAACCGGCTTGGTCAGAAGGCGTTCGATGATCCAAGAGATGTTCATAGATTAGACAATGTAAGATCCAGAAACCATAATTGCACCGTCTGTATCAATAGGAATAGCCGACGAAGCGCCTCCCCCAGATGCGTATTGATGAAGTGTTACAAATGCTTGATTTACACCAACAAACGCTGTTGCAATGCTTGATGCCGTCAAAGCAATGTTGTTTAGGTATCCTATTGAAACTGATGAAAATGAGTTTGCGGTGCTGGACGAAATAAATGGAAGATTGCTGATAATCATGTTTCCAGTTCCAGTATGCGCAGACCAATCAATCCTCAATCTGAAGAACACTGTGTTTCCAATTTTGGTGTAAAAACCAGTCTGAATGCTGTATGTTCCAGTTCCTGCTGATGTGGTTCCAGCAATCGTCGGAGTAAACGTCCCCTCCTTGTAATCATCCAGCGTGTTCGCATCGGACGAAGCGACTTGGGTGGCAGGGAAGTTGATACCGCTCGAAAGCTGCAATGCACCTTTGCCAGCAGAAGGCACAACCCCCACCCCCAGTCCGGTGGAGTTCAGGGTCATGGCGGTGGTGCCGCTATTGTACCAAGCATGGGACAACGCGCTGTAATCCATCACCTTGTAGGTGCTGTACGCATTGTCTACAGCAGCAAGACGGACATTTCCGGTCGTGAATCCATCCTGAACAACGAACTTGGCATCAATCGCAGGAGAGATTTTAACATTGAACGGTCCACCATTGATTGAAGTGGTGTTGATTCCAACCCGCGTATTCGCAGTGTCAACCTTCAGCACACTCGTCGCCACCGTCAGGTCGCCGGTGATGGTGGCGGAGGCCAAAGTGGCGGTGCCGGATGCGCCGAGGATGTTGTTGACGCTAATCTTCTTCGTGGTTCCAGAAGCCGCCATCGTCGTGTCACTGACATCAACAATGGGGATAACGTCATACGCGGGATCGGCTCCAGTAAGAGCCGTCAGTGCTGTAATCTTCGTATCTGCCATAATCAGTTAGCTTGAATGATGAGTTTTCCTGTATCCTCCCGCGAAAGGAACGTCGTGTTGTCCTCTAGCAGAAGGGAGTCAAAAGTACCGAATGTGATTACGATCTTATCCGTTCCATTCTCCAGAAGGATGAAGAACTCATCCTCCTGAAGTAGATCCCGGCGCAGGATCGGCGGATCGATGGGCGTGACGCTTCCGCCACCCACTCCAGCCAACCGAGTTCCTAGAGCCAGGGTAGTCACCAGGAATCAGGATTGGATCACACCGTTGGTGGCCCACACCACGCCGCTCGAAAGCTGGAAGCTGTTGATCGGAGCCTGAATCGTGATCCCAGCGGGGATCGTCACGGTCGAGAAAGTGCCAACGATGTTAGCTCCAGAGATGCTGGAGATCACAGTTGGCGCAAGGAACGTGAGTGCCACGAACGGGCCGGTATAGCTCGCAGTATCCTGAACGAGTCGGCCACCGGCGACTCCCATCGAATACTGGATGGCTTGGTTTGATACGTCGCTCATATGTCCCAAATCTTACGAATCTGACTCTTGGTGAAAGTACTCTCGAAGCGGGAACCCTGCCGATCCTCCAACCGGCTGAACCCCTTCTTCACATGATCCTTGAGTTCCGCCTCGCGGGCAAAACCGGTGACCCCAAAGCGGGCCACCGGCTGTCGCATCCAGCGTTCGCCCTTGATCACAATGGAATCGGTACCCATCGGAGCGATATGCTCGATGGTCTTACCATTATTCTCGAAGGTGTAGATCGGCATATCAGTCTTCCATCTCGGACTCGCCGTCGTATTCCGCAACCATCTTACGCATACCCTTCTCGTCCATCGGGCCTTCCATGCCCTTGTCTTCCTTGGACTCGTACTCAGCAGGCATGCCGTTCACGCTGCGGATCTCAACATAGGCTTCGCCATTCTCAAGCTTCTTGAGAACACCGCGAACTTCATCGAGCGTAACCTCATCACCGACTTCAGGCATGGCCTTCTGACCATCCTCCATATCAGTGGAGAGAGCCTCGACAGGAATCGAAATCATGGGCGCATTGTCAGCCTCGTCTTCGCATCCGCAAGCGGAATGAGAAGAAGGGGAACCACCGATTCCTCGATGATTCCCCTTCGGGCCGACGGCAATCACCATGATGGTGGCCGTCTTGGGTTTCATTACAGCGTGGTCGAGGTCTTAGTACGATGCACCAGGTACCAGACAGGGTTGCCAGTGGTAGCATTACCAGCGGCAAGACGCAGGGCAGCGAAGTAGAGCTTCACGCCAACGGTGACCAACTGGTTCAGCGGGTCGCTCTTGTCCGGGGTGTCGGTGATCACGATCTTCGGGCTCAGCGGATCATCACCGGTCAGAGCAGGGATACCAAACGCCTCGTTACCGAGGAAGAACGAAGCGATGATGTCCTTGCCAGCGGCGAGACCACCACCCGCGGCGGAAGCCTGATAAACGAACTTGTCGTTCTCGGTCGCGGAACCGGTGCTGACGAACGAGTTGGTCTGGGTGACAACGCGGCAACCATAGATGGAGCCAACCTCGCCCTTGTAGAACGGCGTACCCTTGTTGCCGTAGTTCGAGGCGTTCAACCAATCGCTGTCGCGCATGAGGTCGCGGGCAACGCGGGGATCGGTAGCGAGGACGTAGCTACCGTTGATCAGCGGAGCGCGGTTGCGCTTCAGGCGGGTCATCGAGTCGAGGACAGCCGAAGCCGTCATCGTGGTGTTCGCCGCGGTGGTGTCAGCGTTCAAGCCAACAAAGCTCTGAGTGGTCAGCGTGGCAGGGTTGCCGTACACGCAAGTACCACCAGAACCGGCGGCAGTTCCGCAAAGGTCCGAGTTATCAAACGTACCACCACCCTCGGCGGCGGAACCGATGGACGAACCGCTCGCGGTCAGGTTGGAGCCAACCAGCACGTTGCGGATCACCGAGTCAACCCAGAGGGCCATGTCCAGACCAGAGGTCTTGGTAGCCTGCTGCAAGCTGTTGAACAGGTCGGTAGCACGGAGGATGTCGGTGAGACCAATAACCTGACCGTACTGTGCCAGCGTCTTCTCCAAACGGAGCAGCGAAAGCTGGCGGTAATTCGCAGCACTGATAGCAGTACCCTCAGAGCTAATGGTCTGAACACCGGCAACACTCGGGGCTCCGAAACGGAACATCGAGATGGCCTTGTTACCATTGTTCTTGGGGATCGGAGCCTTCATGGCGAACTGATCCAGGATGGTCTCCTGCTGAACGATGGAGAGCAGTTCCTTGCTGAAGTAGTTCTGGAACTGGAGTTGGATTCCGGTCGTGCCGGATGTAGTGATAGGCATATTTTAGTTGTGGTTTTATCGGCTCATCTATCCCGATCGAACTCTTTGGCAGCTCTCAAAAGAGCCTCCCTTTGCTCCTTAAGGGACATCCGAGAGAATTCCTTCTCTTCGGCCTTCAAAGGTCCAGCCGGGATACCTTTACCGATGGCTGTTTTCTGCTGGAGCTTGTTCAACTGTTCTTTCAGAGACTTGTTCTCGGCTTCAAGCGACTGAGCTTTTCCCGCGGTAGTTTGCAGCTTCACGATCTCCACAGCGTGAACGAGACCATCAGGATTCTGGGTCAGCATGGGGAACTGTTGCAGTAGGCCAACGGCTCGCTTGTATTCCTCCGTGTTCTGATCCTTCAACCACGGCTCCTTTTCAGAGAGCCGATTGAAGTTCTCAGCCCAGGTTTTCTGGAACTGCTCAGCCTGCGCCTTCTGCGCCCGCTCACCAGCCAATTTACGCACCCCTTCAGCCTTGGCTCGCGCTGCCTTGGCCAACTGGGTATCGCCATCAGCCTCGAACTCCTTGGCCGCAGCCTCGTAGTCCTCAGCCGTGTATCCCTTGTCATCCCGAATGGAGTTGGCTTCCTGAACCCTGGATTGCTCCCGGCTCTTAGACCACTCCTCCCGTTCCCTCCGAATCGCCTCGCGCTCGGCCTTGAGAGCCTCCTTCTCGGCGTTGATCTGTTCCCAGGTCTTGGCTTTACGCTGTTGTTCCTGGGCGAATTTGCTGCTCTTATCCTTGGGCTTCTCCTCGGTCGCTTTGACCTTGGTTTCAGCCTCTGCCTCCTTCGCGCCTACTTCCTGCTCGCCACCATTGACCTCTTTGCTGGCGGTCACCTCAGTGGGTGACTCTTGCTCAGTCGGTGCGGGCTCGTTGCTAGGAGCCTGCTCCGATCGCTGGCTGTCGATATCGACACCGGCATCGTGATCCCTGGCCAACGCGAGCATCGCATCGGCACTCATGTTCTCGTCTGACATATTGTGCTTTTACTCGTTTGCTGGCCTGCACCAACGACACAGCAACCGCAACTTTGATCCTATGTGTTCGTGACAGAATCCGGATCAGTATCCTGTCCCGTAATTGATTCTTGGTCGGCCATCACTTCGATGACCTTCACAAGACTGGCCTGACCCATTGCAAAGCCTGCTGAGTATTGCAAATGGTTTCGGTCTGCAATCGCAGAAGCGTTCTGCATCAGAACCGTGTTCAGGAGAGCGTCCTTGAACTTCTTCCCGGTCTCGCTCTTGAAGAATGAATTGAGGGCGATCGCATCCTCGACAGACCAAGGAAGCGGATCAACCCAACGCTGGTGCCGAGTGAAGGTCCACGCGGCACGGAGTCGGCCAATGAAGCTGATCATTTTGCGGCTTTCTTGCGACCCGCAGCCTGACGCCGCATGAACTCCGCGGCACCGAGCTTCTTGCGCCCGATCCAAGCGGCCAGAGCCTTCGGATCATCCGCGCCCTCTTTCTTCAACTGAGCCGCCAACTTGCTGAACTTGGATTTCTTCTTCATGTGATTATGTGGTCACCACGCTCGGCACGACCACGTTCTTGGTTTGGTTGGATCCTTTGCAGTATCGCAGTTATGCCGCGCACGGAAGTTCTTCCGACGCTCCGGATCATCCTTCTTGATCTCCATCTTCGGATCGCCGAAGCGAACCTTGATCACAGTCCCCTTCGGGTTGCGAACATAAACAGCCTTCTTCTTCGCCTCTCCAGGCGTGTAGAACGGCTTGTTGAGCGTTACCTTCTTGCCTTGGTATTCAGCCATATCAGGAAGCTTCTCCACCGAAGATCGGTGTCTCTTGTATCTCCTTCAAGGTCCCAGTGTTGCGCTTGTTGAACTTCGGTTTCACCGGAGCGATCCCCTCCTCAAGCTGCTGCATCACCGAGATCGAGGTGGTGACGCTGGGTTGCGGAGGAGCCGGAGGGGCGGGAGGAATGTTATTCATGGCATGAAATTCCCCACACCAATCGGACTCCAGCACAGTAGGCCAGCAGGTGGGTCTGCTGGTAGGGGGAAACCTCCGACAGGTGCTGTCAGAGGCTCGGTATCGGCAATCTTTGCAGGTCATTGGGGAGCAGTGGCGGGTATTGGAGCGGGAGCGGTGGCCTGCTGAGCGGCCATCATTCCGGTGCTTTCGAGGAACTTCTGGATCTCCTTCCGCAGCTTCCGAGCCTCATTCGTAGCCACCTGCTCGTAACCTTGCAGGAGCGAGTCGAGCCGCGTCATGAACGCGTTCTTGCTCAGCGGATTCAACTGCTGACCCTGCTGCATCGCACCGTTCAGGTACTGCATCAGCACACCAATCCGGCCCGCATAATTCTGCCCTGGCTTCGCAGGCACAGGGATTCCTACAAGCAGAGTC